CTAGTCGATGGACACTTTGTGGACACTCCCCTGCATGGGGTTGAATCTGATCGCGTCCGTTAGATAGTCAGGGGCGAAGTGTGCATAGGCCATTGTTTGCTTGATGTCTCTGTGTCCGAGAATCCTCTGTAGCGTGATAATGCTGCCGCCATTCATCATAAAATGAGTGGCAAACGTATGCCGCAGAACGTGGACCGCCTGACCTTTTGGCAAATCTGGTTTAACACGCTTGATCACCTCCCTGATCGTCGCATAGCTGGATTGAAACACGCGCCCAGTTTTCCTTGTGAGAATTAGATCCGCCAGCTCTTGGGAAATTGGCACCACCCTCTCGGTGCCTGTTTTGGTTTCCAGAAACATTGCCCGGTTACCGATCACATGCTCGACGCGCAACCCCTCTGCTTCACCCCAGCGAGCTCCGGTGTGCAGGCAGAAAATCGTTATTTTCTTTTCTTCCTCATCGAGCTCAGAAAGGAGCATTTCTATCTCGTCACCAGAAAGAAACCCCATACCCTTGTTAGGTGCTTTAAGTTTCTTGAGGCCGCTCAGCGGGTTCTCATGGTGGTACTCATCGACCTCAATAAGCACACGGAAAACGCCGGATAAAATTACCAGATCCCGATTAACTGTTTTAGGCGTGACGCCTCCCTGCAATCTGACTGCTCGATATTCAACAAGAAAAGCTCGAGTGAGCATGTAGGCACGGGGATGACCCATATCGCGGTCAATCTTCTCAAGTCGCTTCTTGTAGTCCTCGCCATACTTATGTGTGCAACCATGGTACCGCCACCACACTTGAATCAACTCGAGGACCGTTCTGCGTTCTGGTGGCTTATCCACCCACTCCTTAGAGTGCATGGTCGAAAGCGCGTATCGTTCAAAAGCAAGGGCTTGAGATTTGAAATTAAATTTACGGCGAATTCTTTTGCCTAGAGCGCCTTTTGGACGAATATCCACTAGATAACGCCCATCATCCAGTTTTTTAACCGACACAAGCGCTTCCTTTCTGGTTGTTTACACTTGTTACATTTTCATCAACTACCCAAAGAAACCAGATTTTTAACCAACCTTTTGGTCGGATGGGGACGATTTTATATCGCCTTGCCCATTAGGGGAGAGATGCGGGGCTATTTGTCCCGCAGCAGGCGCTGTTTTGTCTGTCATAAGCCACAGCGTGTACTTTTCAAATCTGGGGTGATTGACCACTTTATCTATTACCCCCATGCCAGCCTCGCGCTGGCCGCTCTCAAAATTTCTAACCGTGCCAAGCCCAAGCTCAAGAATGTTGGCAAATTCAGCCTGCGTCATCCCCTCAGCAATTCTGATGTCTCGTAGTTTTTTTGCATGATTTCTTGACGATGTCATCATATGAGTATTATCCTTTGATTGTGTCATCAAGTGGTGACATTAAATAAACCCTAGAACATCCTACAACGTACTAGGGACCCAAACTGATGAAGGATAACACAGATGAAAGAAGCCTCGGAAAGTGCCGCTGCCGAACTCGTCACCCCCGAGTTTTTTGCCAGCAGCATCGGGAAAACTCCCGCCGCAGTTCGGAAGATGGCGCAAGACGGCAAACTGCCGGTAATACGCATGCGCGATCCGACTAAGCCTGATGGGAAAGGCGAGGTATATATCGTTCTTTCTGAATGGAACAACTACGCGCGGCATTTAGTTAGCGCAGCAGGTGCGGAGTGGCATGCCTGGAAAGACCGCTTATCGACAGAGCAACCACAATGGAACCCGGCAAAAGGAAAAGCTGACGATGAGTGATCAAAAGTATTTTATAGCGGCAGCTAACGCCGTTATTCGCATGTATGAATTAAGACAACACCGCCCGAAAATTTTGGCACACTCCCCAGCAGAAATAGACTGCGCTTGCTGTGAGTTAATTAATGTAGCCAGTGCGGCGGCATATGTTGGAAGTGAAGAGGCCAGCGCTATAAAAGCTGCGGCCGATTACTGGAAGCAAACCGAAAATAAACCCGACTCAATATTGTAATAGAGAATAAAACATGAAAAGGATTTACGCCGAGCAGGTTAATAAACTGCTTGAGGACTTTCATTTTAATATTGAGTTTGAAAACAATAGCAGAGCACTATCTTTTAACGTTTTACAAAACGGCATTCAGCACATTTATGGCGGCGCGTTCTGCTCTGGCGATACCGAGGCCACCGATGCCCTTAAGCCGCTGCTCATGCAGGTCATTGATGGTGAGGTGCCACAACCAATTGATATGGCGACTATATGATTAAACTCATCGCTATATATGCATCTGTATGCATTTCTATTTCCATATCAATGTCCATTTTTCAGTTTTTAGTAGGCACTTTAAGATATAAAGAGCCGACCTATATTGCCGCCAAAGTCGCTATGAGAATGGCTCTCTGTGCATTCTTTAATATAGCGCAATGTGCGGCATCGCCACTCTTGTTTTTTTCTTAATTGCTATTTTATAAATTTATTCTCATGAGGTGAGTTAATGACAGGCGCTGCTTATGTATCAATAATTAGTTTTTCATTATTCAACGGATTTTTCGTTGTGCTGCTTATTTATCGCCGCTGCCAGCATAAAGAATCGTTCTGGTCATCAATCAAGGCTTGCTCCGCGGCGTCGTCCGTATGGGTTTTGGGACTTAATGTTTTTGCTATGTGTGTGATGTTTTCATTTATTGGTGCAAGGCATTTCTTGAATCTTTTTTTTGTAAATAATTAAGGGCGGTTTATGTCTGATTTTAGTTTACCCACACTTTCAAGTTGCACGGCACCGGCTCGCATATGGAAAAGCGCCAGCATTGAGCTCAGCGCGTTTATGTGTGGCCGCAAAAACTACTCAAGAATTAAACCGAACCATTATCTCGTTATTCGCTTAGGCAGACGCTGGCGCATTCTGAGCAAGGACAATGGCCGCCACTGGCAGCTAATGACGCATGAAAAATATAACAAGGAGTCAAAATTATGACCGGCAACCCGTTAGCGCCAATAAATGAGCAAGTTAGAGTTGAGGCTCTGCGGCGTCTGGTGCAGGATTTTGGCTTTAAAGAACGTGAGAAGTATCTGCAGCAGGGCTTATGCCCTGACTGCAATAAGCGTGAAATGTACATAAGCACGGAGCACCCTTATCTGGTTAAGTGCGGCCGTGAGAATAAGTGCGGCAAAGAGGTAACCGTGCGAAGCCTTTACCCCGATCTCTTTGAAAACTGGTCGCGCCGTTTCGAGTCAACCCCGCAAAACCCCCACGCAGCTGCTGACGCATACCTGCGCGATGCCAGAGGCCTCGATTTAGTCGCTTTTAGAGGCTGTTACACGCAGGAATCATTCGCGCGTGATGGCATGGGCAGCGCCACGGTGAGATTTACGCTGGCCAATGGCAATAAATGGGAGCGCATCATTGATGAGCCAGAACGGTTCGAGCAGAAAGCCAATTTCATCGGCTCGTATACTGGCTACTGGTGGGAGCCTCCGGGAATGGAACTGCAGAATGCCGACAGAATATTCATCACAGAGGGCATCTTTAATGCCATGAGTCTCGTGCAAGCTGGGCTCTATGCCGTTGCAACACTGAGTAGCAACAACTATCCATCCATGTTGCTCAACATGCTGGCTGAGACTATCCCTGACGTTAAAAAGCGCCCTCGGCTTATTTGGGCTTTTGACGACGACCGCGCCGGCCGTAGCCACATTGTTAAATTTGCTCAGCGAGCTGCAGAAGATGGCTGGAGGGTGAGCGCCGCATTGCCAACCGAGAACGGCGGCCACCTTGACTGGAATGACTTACTGCAGCGCGATAAGCTGACGCAAAAAGACATGAAGCAATACCGCCATAACGGGCGTTTGTTGCTGGCTGACTCCCCGAGCTCAAAGGCGCTCCTGATTTACGAGCACACCGAGCGCACATCGTTTCATTTCAATTTTGGCCTGCGCACTTACTGGTTTCAGCTTGATTTCAATAAGTACATGAGCGCCTTTGAGCGCATCCTTGAGTACGATGCGAAATGCGCAGATGAGGAGGAGGCGAGGCGCAAGGCCATCAAAGAAACCGGCATGATTGAGGAAATTTCCAACTGTGAATTTTCGCCGCTTTATTTCCAGCGCTCAGAGCCTACTGATGAATCCTGGTATTATCTGCGCGTCAATATGCCCCACGCGCCAGCCATTAAAGGCACCTTCACCGCCAACCAGTTGGCCAGCTCTGCCGAGTTCAAAAAGCGCCTCCTGCATATTGCAAAGGGCGGTACATATACCGGCAGCACTAAACAGTTGGACACGTTGCTGCGCTCTCTGCAGATGATTAAAGAAGTTAAAACGCAGAACTTTATCGGCTACAACAAAGAGTTTCGCGCATGGATCATGAATGGTACTGCAGTAAGCGGCGGCCGAGTTTTTCACCTCAATGATGAGGACTATTTTGAGATCCAAAAAGCCAGCGTCAAAAGCCTGAGCTTAACCCCGTCACTCGTTATCAATACCGACCTGAACCAATTCAAAACCAGCTGGCTCAATGATATCTGGGCAGCGTTTGGCGTTAAGGGTTACACCGCTCTGGCGTTCTGGCTGGGCTCGCTGTTCGCTGAGCAGGCACGTGAAATGCATAAATCCTTCCCGTTTCTTGAGATACACGGCGAGCCAGGGACCGGCAAAAGTACGCTTATCGAGTTTCTCTGGAAGCTCTGCGGCCGAGAGGAATATGAAGGGTTTGATCCGAGCAATTCCACGTCTGCAGCTCGCGGCCGAAACTTCTCTCAGGTCGCCAATTTGCCGGTGGTGCTGATTGAGGGGGATCGCAACAACTCAAACGATAAGCCATCCAAGCTGCGCACCTTCGATTACGATGAACTGAAACCGCTATATAACGGCCGCGCATCCCGCGCCCTGGGTATTAAAACCAACAACAATGAAACATATGAGCCGCCATTCAGAGCGGCACTGCTTTTTGCTCAGAATGCTGCTATTGATGCCTCAGAAGCCATGATGTCGCGTGTTATCAGTATGTTTACCGACAAATCAAACCAGACTGATATCACCCAGGCGGCCGCTGAGCGACTTGAGCAGATGCCTATGAGCGATGTTTCGGGGTTTTTCATTGAGGCCACACAAAAAGAGGTGGTCGTCTTGCAAGAGTACGATCATCACTATCGCAAGGCGATGGCTGATATGGCCAACCATGCAGACATAAGGCACCGGCGTGTCATTAAAACCCACTCGCAGGTGATTGGCTTTCTGATGGCTCTGGCACTGGTTGTACCGGTTCACCCTTCCCATATTGAGCAGACGCGCAATTATATCTTCACTCTTGCCGCAGAACGCCAGCGCGCTCTAAGTCTCGATCACCCTCTGGTACAGGAGTTCTGGGAGCTGTTCGACTATCTCAATGACCAGGAGCAGTACGGAATTAACCATGCACCAGCAGACAAGGTTGATGAGGTCGCGGTTAATTTCAACCACTTTGAGGAGGTGGCAAACACCTACCGGCAGCGTCTGCCGTTCACGTTGTCAGAGATTAAAAAACTACTCAAAAGTGGCCGCGAGCGGGAATTCGTTCGCACAGCCTCAGTGCGCAGTTCGGTGAGCGATAGTTACAACACCGGCAAATCAAAAGAGATGCGCAAGCCTGAATTTTATCATTGTTGGATATTCAGAATTAAAGCGTAAGAGAACAGTGTCTTTTTTTCGAAGATAGGCTGTCTGACTACTGCAGCATAAGCAGCTGTCAGGCAGGTTTTCTCAAGTGTATGTAAAAATAGTTGACATTTTGTGCTACCCCTACTTAGTGATGGACATTCACTTACTAAACTGAGATAGTGGGCCACATTAAACAAAAAAAAGTCTAAGTGGGGCGAGTATGATTAAATGGTATCGCTTTAAAAACTTCTACTCATTCAAAGATGAGCAGTTTGTTGATCTAACTTTAAAGGAGAACTCTTCAGAGTCACCTCTTGATCAACATTGGGGTAAAGACCGGATTACCAAGGTTCTTGCAGTTATGGGTGCTAATGGTTCAGGCAAATCAAATATGATTAAGCCTCTTGCATTTCTTAGTTGGTTCTGCAGCGAATCATTTAAATCTATGGATAACTCGGACTTGCTACCTATTTATCCTCATATATGTAATAAAAAGGAGCCATCAGAAATTGAAATCTGTTTTGTTGATAGCAGAATAACTGAAGAAGATGCAGATCATACAGAGTTTAAATATTTCTTAAGCTTCAATAAGAAAAGAGTTTTGCATGAGGAACTAAAATATAAATCTAGTAGATTGTTTTCCTCTGTCTTTTCTAGAAAATATGACGAAGAATTGAAGGGTTACAAAGTAAAAAGTAACGCTAGTGATTTTCCAGTTAGTGAGTTGAAAACTGTACCACAGAATGCATCAGCTATATCTTACTTTCAAAGAAAAGAAAATAACATGCTGGCTGGTGCAATGAGTTATATATTTTACAGTATCGAAAACAACTTGAATGTTTTTGGTAAGTCTAGTTTTGATTATGGCAAAGTCTTAAATGCTACAGAGTGTTATGACGCCGAGCCTGAGGTTTTCGAAAAAGCCAAAAAATATCTTACAAGAATGGATTTTGGATTAAAGGATATTAGAATAAAAAAAGAGGAAGTAATTGATAAGGTAACGGGTGAGTCTGAAACTAAAGTATTGCCATATGGTATTCATTCGCATGATGGTGAAGAGTTTGAGGTGCCATTTATAATGGAATCAACTGGTACTCAGGCCTGTTACTACTTCATTTATAAACTTGTTTCTGCGCTACATTATGGTGGTGTAGCTGTTATAGATGAGCTGGATAGTGACCTTCACCCATATATGATTCGAGAGTTGCTTGACATGTTTGCCAATGATGGCACTAACAAAAGTGCATCGCAGCTAATCTTTAGTTGCCATACAGCAGAGATACTTAAGTCTGTAAAAAAACACAATGTTTACTTGGTCGAAAAGACAGATAGTGTAAGTGAGGCATGGCGCTTAGATGATGTTCAGGGTTTAAGAAGTCAAGATAATCTGTACTCTAAGTACATAACAGGTGCATTGGGCGGTGTACCAAACATTAACTTCTAAAGCAAAAAGGGATTTTGAAATGGCTAAGAAGAAAGTGGTGCGCCGCGCCATTAGTAAAACCTTGTTATTGGTAGGCGAAGGGTATGCCGAGAAAGCATTCCTTTCGCACCTAAAATCTCTCTTTTCAAATGGAGCTTTCAAAATAACTATTGTCACGGCCGGAGGTAAAGGTCCAGAACATGTAATTTCACATGCAATTTCTTGTAAAAAGTGTGATGGATATGATTTTGTAATTGTTTTACTGGATACGGACATTCAATGGCCAAGAACATATATACAAAAAGCTATGTCTGCTGGCTTGAATCTTGTTGGTTCTGATCCATGTCTTGAGGGATTATTGCTCGATGTGATTGGAAAAGTAAAGTCGCCTACTAACAGTGGCTGTAAAAAATTACTTCATCCAGTCCTTTCAGGATCTTGCACTGAGCGTGATAGCTACGCAGATGTCTATACACACGCTTTGCTTACAGGCACAACAAACTCTAAAATTCAATTTATTATCGATTCGCTTAAAGGGAAAGAGCAACGTTCTAACGTTATATAAATTAAAAACCACAATGAATTTTCACAACTACATACCAAATAGATTTTTAGAATGAAAAAAACCGCAGCTGCGGTTTTTTTGTTAACTGGTCTGTAGCAAATCGAGGGCAAATTGTCGCTGCTTTGGGCTCAACTGGCCAACGAGTTCTTTCACAAGCCTGTCCGTTGCCATCGAGCTGGGGCTCAGCGTGTGCGAAAACGTTAGATTTAAGACGTAAGTATGTCCACACTCAACATTTGAACACGCGCAATACAAATCATTAAATCGGTCGCCTTTTGGTACCGACCTGCGAATGACTGCGGGGGATTTGCACTCAGGGCAAAATAATTTCAAAACGCGCATATTTATCGCTCCTGCGTGATCGCTTACACAACCCCACGATTTTAGCGCCTTTTCACTCATTTTTCGCTGCTTTCCTCGTCAATCGCGAAGGTTAAATGCAATCTTTGCGGGATATCTGGATCATCATTCACCGCGCGCATGAATTTACGCTGCAGTGGCGCGACCTCATTCTTTTTGTATGTAGCCTCAGCTTTAACCGGATCGCCCAGGCCTGCGGCATTCTGCGGAATGATGCCGGCAATGCCGGCAGGGAAGCGATGCGCGGTAAGAACGTCCTGCGCCGTGATGTTTTTGACGTTTGAAAATTCATCTTTTGCCGTCACCTCACCGATATTGATGAGTTTCACGCCCTCGGGATTTCCCCGGGGAATATTCACATACAGGTTAGAGAAGTTGCCGACGCCTTTTGATTGCTCAATCTTATTTTTAATTTCCGTTTCCACCTCGGCGGTGATGTTCGGATCGTTGGTGTAGAGAATAAAACCCATATGCGCGCCGTTGTGGTAGTAACGCCGGCGAAAGATAGTCGCCTCGGAATTGAGCAGCACCGAGTGAATGCCGCCGATATAATCCGGGAGGCCATACACCTGCTGCAGCGGGTCATGCGATTTGATGAAAATAATGTCTTCTGCCGGATATACCAGTGGCTCACCTTCCTGCAGCACCACAAATTCACCGCTTTTGCGCTGGCGAATGTACAGAGACGGGAGGGGGTGCAGTTCAACCACTTGCCCGAAAATATTACGGCGCTTGAGAATAGCCAGATCGCCGCAGAGCAGATAGTCGAAGATGCCCGCCTCAATCTGGTCATGGTTGAGGCCACCACCAACATACGCGGCCGTAAACATATTGCGCCTGGCGTACATAATCCCGCCGTGCTGCCCGTTCAGATTTACCAGCTGCGAGAGCGCCACCCGGTCGATAGGGAGCCGCCAGTGGTCTGCCTTGTTGTCGTACCAGATATTGTAATAATCGGTGCCGGTGGTGAGGATAGGCTCTGGCTCGCCGAATGTGATCACGCTGCTGCGGCCGATAGATAGATCCTGCTTTTGTGCTGGCGCAGCTGCTGTCTGCGATATGCGTTTTTTGTTTCGTTTGCTCATGCTGCTCGTTTCCCGAAAGCCCAGGTTGATGAGCGCTCAAATTCATAATCGAGCGGCTCGTTAATCATTGCGTGTGAGATGGCAAAAAAGATGTCGGCATGGCCTGTTTTTTCTGAGCGCTCGGCGACAAATGTCATTTTTCCCCCGCCTTTCGTGACTGCGCGCCTGATGGCCATAAAACTTGGGATAATCTCAGCACGGTCTCGGCTCACCTCATCAATGGTGTCAGTTCCCCACTCAATGCGGTTGCGATCAATTGTGTCGATCATCTTCATTACGAGATCGTTCTTGCTGTCTAAGGTGTAGTGAATTGGCCTTGCCTCGCGTGGTGCGAATTTTGATACGAGCTCATAAACGCCGCGGCCGATACCGGTGATATCAATCCCGATATGGGTGATATTAAAACGCCGCATAATCTCTTTAATCTGTTTTGCCTGATGCGAGAAACTCAACCCTTGCCAGTGGTACACCGCCAGCACCCTGAACCGCTCCACGGCATACAACGGAGGGGCAACCAGCACAAAGGTGGAGTTATCACCGGTGCGCGCCGGGTCGAACCCTGACCAGACCTCTCGATCACCGAACGGCCTCGCAGCGGTAGGGTCATAATCGCCCCAGCGCGCGGCATCCACGGCGCAGCGCTGCAGTTCTGAGAATTTGAAAACAGCATCTTTGCTGTCAACGAACACACACATGTAGAGCATGTTGAACGTGGTTTCGTTGTAGCGATTTTTCAGGCGGTTTATATCAACCAGCTTTCCGAGGCCGCCGGCAATGGCCATTTCCATTGTGATGACGTAGCGCCAGAGTGTATCCGGGCAGCGCTGACCTGCGCCCTGCAGTGCCTTGTCGGTCGGGAACGGGATCGCCTTGCGTTTCGGGTCGCCATCTTTCCAGTGCTCGCCCGTCCAGACGTCATAGGCCTCATGCGTTTTAGCGCTCGGAGTAGAGAAATACGTTGTCCTGAAGCGCGCCTGCGTGGTCATGGCGCTGGCCACGTCGTGCAGTTTTTTAAAGCGCGGGATCCAGAACACTTCATCGCCGTACAGATGGCCATTAAACCCCTGCGCGGTGCTTGAGTTGGTCGAGAGGAAGCGCAGCACAGCGCCGTTGCTTAATCTCACCTTGTTACCGGCACCGCTCAGCGTGATACCGAAATGCTGCTCAGCAATCTCAAAAATGTACTGCTTGAAAATCTCGGCCTGCGCTTTTGATGCTGAGAAAAATACCTGGTGATCGCCCGTTGTAACCGCGTCCTCAAACGCCTCAAAGGCAAAGTAGTACGTCATGCCAATCTGGCGAGACTTGAGGATAAAACGCCAGTCCTCATCCTTATGGTCGCGGCAATAGAGCTGGTACTCAAAAAGATGCTCACGCGCGAAGGTATTGAGCTGTTCAGCCGTAAGCCCGGACACGTCGTTTTTGCGGTACTTTTTACTTTTACGCTCACCACCTCCGCCAGCCTCGCCCGAAGCGCCGCCACGCTGCGCCTGGGCGTTTATCTCGGCCATCCTCTCGGTGTGCTTATTGCGCTGCCCGATAATTTTTACATGGTGTGCGATGAGGTCGCGCAGCTCCTGCAGCTCGAGCTCTGTTTTATTTCCTTTATCGCTCAGCGCGATATAGCGGCGTGAAATAGCCTCCTCGATAGAATCATGCGCAATGAGGTCAGCCCAGCCGTATTTATTCGACCAGTTATAAATTGTTCGTTGCGGGACGTTTAACTCTTTTGCGATTTCCGCAGGTGTCATGCGCCTCACGTAAAGAGTTTTCGCCGCAAACCTGATTTCTTCTTTATATTTTGCCATGCACTTATTATGTCGATTATTTTTCGCCTCTTAGTTAATTATTGTTTGGATGAATTAAGTTAATAACGGTTAACCTAATATTTCCGAACTAAACGCGGTGCATGAGCTAAATAATTAATAAATAATTTGGTCACTGAATGAATAAGGACTGAGTTATGACGGGGCAGGTAACTGACTGGATTTGTATTTGCACCTCCGGCGCAGCCATCGACGGCCGACCAATCGAGGCGGCGATGCTGCTGGAAGCTGCAGAGCATTATGATGCGAGCTTTTACACCGCGCTGCTCTGGCCTTTCCACGGTGATGATTTCGTCGAGCGTGAGCGCTGGGTGGCAAATTACGGCGTCGTGCAAGAACTGAAAGCCGAGCAGGCGGGTGATGAGGTGAAACTCTATGCGAAAATTTCACCTAACCAATATTTGATTGAGGCAAATAAATATTCTCAAAAATTATTTACCTCCTGCGAGTTCTGGCCTGATTTTCAGGGTAAAGGGTATTTTTATTTGCAGGCGCTTGCCGTAACCGATATTCCAGCCAGTACAGGCACGGATATGCTTAAATTTTCCGCCAAAAGCCGCGAAAAGGGTTTGCACCCGGGCGGCGTAATGGAATTCAGCCTCGGTAAGTTATCACCAATTAAAGAAAAAGAGCCGTCATTATTTGACCGGATTCTTTCGGGGATGTCCTCGAAAAAATACACCCCGGAACCAAAAATTGAACTAGTAGAGGAACCCGAAAATATGGACGAATTAAAAGAGCTCATGCAGCGCATTGAAGAGGCCATTAAAAATATGGCCAGCGCCGCGAAAGGCAATACCACATACGACACTAGCGAGGCAGCAGAGGAAGTGCGTGAAGCCGCCGAGGAGATCGTGATTGTGGCTGAGCAGCTCGTTGAGCTGGCCGACGAAGTCAGCGAAAACCCGGAAGATGAGCTGATTAAAGAAGAGTTCACCGCTCTGCGCGCAACCTTTGACGAGAAGCTGGCCGCCTTTACGGACGGAGACCTGAAATTTTCCGCGCGTCGCCGTCGCGCAATCAAGGCATTTTCTGTTGCACGCAAACAACCCGCTCAGGCAAAACCGGAAGGTAACACCGCGCTCGAGGGCAAGGTTGACCAGCTTATCGAAACGCTGAGTGCGTTAGCTGGTAAGCCGGTGACGTCCATTCCCGGTAAAAAACCGGGTGGATCTGATACCAAGCGCAGCGTGCTGTAAACGGAAAACCCCAGGAGAAAAAAATGTTATTAACCCCGGAAACAAGAGCGCTGCTGGAAAGTTTTACCGTAGCGATGGCGGAAACCTACGGCGTGAAAAATTCGCGCCAGATGTTCTCGATCACCCCGCCAATGGACACGAGCCTGCGTAATGCCATCGTTGAAAGCAGCGAGTTTCTGCCGCTGCTCAATATGCTCACGGTAAACAATATTACCGGGCAGGTAGTGGCCACCGGCAACCCCGGTCTGTTCACCGGCCGTAAGGCTGAGGGGCGCTTCAGCCGCCGGCTCGATAACAGCGGAAATAAATACCAGCTGGTTGAGACGGATTCAGGCGCACACCTGGACTACTCCACGCTTGTTGCCTGGGCGAACGCCGGCAGCGAGGATGAGTTTTTCCAGAAAATCCAGGCGTTCGTCAACCTGTCCTTTGGGCACGATATTTTGCGTGTGGGCTTTAACGGTACGCACGTTTCGGAAGGTGATACCGATCCAGAGAAATACCCGAACGGCGAGGACGTCAACAAGGGCTGGCAGGCCATCGTCAAGGAGCGCTCACCGGGCCAGGTTATCACTGATGACATTACGATTGCCCGACCACGCAACGGCGCTGATTTTATCGGCCTGGACGCTGCAGCGAACGACCTGCGCCAGACACTTATTCATCCTGCATTCCGCAACCGCCCTGATTTAGTTGTGCTCGCCGGCCGCGACCTTATCGCTGCTGATACCACCTCTCTGCTCAACGAGATTGACGCCCCGAGCGAGAAGGTGGCCGCACAGCTGATTAACCGCAAAGTGGCGGGCATGACGCTCTATTCCCCGCCGTTTATCCCGGACGGGCAGCTGATTGTTACGACTCTCTGGAACCTGCACGTCTACAACCAGAAAGGCACCGGCTACCGCCGCGCCGACTGGAACGACGACCGCAAGCGCTTTGAGAACAACTATCTGCGTTATGAAGGTTTTGGCGTTGAGTACGACGAGCTTTATGCCTCGTTTGACCACATCGAAGTGCTGGATCCAGATGCAGAAAAAGAGCCAGAACCGACACCGGGCGGCGAGGAGTAAAACATGGTTACACCGGCAAAACGCTGGCAAAAAAGCCAGCAGGCGCTCAAACGGCTGCGGGAAGGTAAGCAGATGAGCTGCTCAGCGCAGGACCGGCGCGCGGCCGAGTTCGATTTTGAGCTCGACCGTCGCTCTCTGAGTGAGGCGGGTGAGTCTTTTGCAGTACGCACCGAAATCAAGCGCGACAGGCTGCTGCCAAAGTGGCTGCCGCAGGTTAAGCGCTATCTCGATGCCGGTGAGGTTTACCCGTATCCCCCGCTTGTTGGGTGTGCAATCTGGCTCTTTGACGTTGGCGATTTTGATGCCGGCATCGACTACGCGCTCAAGGCCATCGAGCAGCAGCAGCCTATGCCGGATAACTTTTCCAGCTCAATGGGCGCGTTCGTGGCCGATACCGTGCGCGAATGGGCAGAGTCGGAGTATGCCGCCGGCCGCAGCGTCGAGCCGTATTTCTCGCGTGTGTTCAAACTCGTGGTCGAGTCCTGGCAGCTGCACGAAGAAATCACAGCCAAATATTACAAGCTGGCCGCGCATCTCGTGCTGCGCGGTGAAGATGGCCTGCAGGCCAAACCGGCAGCATTCAGCAATCTCGATACGCTGGAGCGCGCGCAGGAATTGCTGCAGAAGGCCAGTTCAACCAGCAAAAAGGCAGGGGTTGGCACCCTGCTGGATAAAGTGACCGCGCGCATTCGTGCGCTCAGTCGCGAGTAAAGACTGCCCCCGGCAGAGCGGGCGCGGTGGAGGTGTTGAGCTCTGAGGAGCTTTTCGGGCCGTGGAAACCGGTCAGCCCGCTTTCTAACAGGAGTGTAAGCGATGAGTCACCCGTCAATGCCGTTTAGCGGTCGGGGAATTGAATATCAGGATGTTCCCGTTAAAAACGGCGTTCCCTTCTGGCCTGACCTGAATCTCGCAGAGTTTCAGAAGCAGCGCGCGCTGCCGCCAAACATGGATAACAGCGTGATGGTGATTGCACTGCTTGCCAGCGTGAAGGAAATCAACGACGCCCTGGGTGATGTTGTGCGCACCCATAGCGCCAAAGGTTATGCGACGGCGAAGGACGTGCCGGGCGCGAGCGCCGGCGACGAAAACGAGCTCACTGCGCAGTACAAAAAAGCGGTTTACGCCCGGGCGAAAGCCGACCTGATGGGAGAATTTCAGACCATTGGCCGGCGCGACACGATACCCGGGCAGGAGGGAAACGACACGCGCGAGAGCCTGCTGGCTGAAGCCTCGCTTGTGCTGCGCAATATGCAGGGTTACGGGCGCGTGGGGATTTACAAAATATGAGTGGCCAGCTTGAAAGCCTGACCGGGTATCTGCTCAGGACAATGCCTGCGCGCATACACGGCACATTTCAGTCCGAAACCGTGGACGTGCAGCTCGTCTATTCATCAAAAGACCTGGGCGCGGGGCAGCGCCGGTGCGGCCTTGCGCGCCAGACGATTGAGCTCAGCTGGTACGCCTATCCGTACCGTGAATACCCGCCGGTACTGCTTTACACGCTGGTGATGGCATGGATCGAGGGTTATGCAAACGCGTTTCATGACGAGCTGCAGCTGCCGGCACCGTCCGTTGATCCCTCTCTCGATACCGAGCAGGGGCGCGGCGATGTGACGATCACCCTTGAGCTGGCCGAGGAACTTGTTATCGAGGAGCACCCGCAGGGGGAAATCGAGCTCTACGACAGGCGCTGGACGCCGGTTTGCCCGGAGGTCTGGACGGCAGAAACGTTTGAGGTCATGACCGGCATTAAGGGCGGCGGTGATGCTGAAGATTGACGGCGGTCTTGATCGTCGCCAGCTGAGCGAGTTAAAGCGCGAGCTGGCCAGGCGGGATTTGCCGCCACGCAAGCGCCAGCGCCTGCTCTGGCGTATTGCCAAAAACGGGATTATCACGGCCGCAAAACGCAACCAGCGCCAGCAGCAATCCCCGGACGGCACGCCGTGGCCAAAGCGTAAGCGCGGCAAGCAAAAAATGCTGCGCGGCCTGCCGAGATTGCTGGCCGTGCGCGAAATGCCCGAACGTGAGGCCGTCGTGGTTTACCTCAGGGGCAAAGGCGGCAAAGCGCTGTCAGCCGGTGTTCTCGGTGGCATTCATGCGCAGGGCGCAACCACAACCGTGAGCGCGGCGAGTCTGCCCACGCCGGCACAGAACGGCCAGGCGACACGTAAGCAGGCAAGCGCACTGCGAAAGCTCGGCTATAAGCGCCGCGAGGGCGGCCGGTGGGTTAAGGCGTCAGCCTCCTGGATAGTGCAGAACCTTTCCCGTGCTCAGGCCGGGCTGATTATCCGCAAATTAAGCGGCGGCACGCCAAAGAGCACCTGGAAGATAGTTTTACCCGCTCGTGCCTTTCTGGGCGTCAGCGATGCGGAATTTAACAAGATTATGGCGCGGCAGCTGCAGGCCATTGATTTCGGCTGGCAGGTTAACGCGCAGGACATTAAGGGGAAAAACTCATGACATGGCCAAGCGTGGACATTAACGCGATTAACGGCAATTCGGGCGACGTGTCCGGCGTCGAGCAGATCATGCTGTTCGTCGGCCTGGCAGGCGAGCCTCTGGGGGATTCTCACCCGCTGCTCGCCGTGAGTGCGGAGTCGGATGTTGACGAAGTGCTGGCAAAGGCCTCACCCGTCCTGCTGGAGCAGGTACGTGCGGCGCAGCTGAACGGTGGCCAGAACTGGGGCGCATACGTCCTGATGGCTGAGGGCGCAACCGAAGACGACCCGGAGAACCCGGACGAGCCAGTCGTGACCGCACCCGACTGGCTCAGCGGCATCGAGCTGGCATTGAGCAAGGTCGGCGTTGAGGGCGTGCTGCTGTGTGATGACATCACAGACAAATCTGCAGGCCAGACCCGCATCAATGCGCTGCAGGCGCTGCGCGCCTCGGTTATCAGTTCGCTCGGGCGTCGCGTCTGGTTTATCACCACAGTGGCCAGCCCGACGGCGCTCGAAAAACCGCTCGACTGGGCGGGTTATCGGGAATTTTTAAACGACCTGCAGGAAGGTATCAAAGCCGATGCCGTGCAGCTCGTGCCGTCGCTCTGGGGTAACGAGGCGGGCGTGTTGGCCGGTCGCCTGTGCAATCGCGCCGTCACGGTCGCAGACAGCCCTGCGCGCGTGGCAACGGGTGAGCTGCTCGGGCTCGGCATCGGCAGCAGCGATCTGCCGGTCGATAAGGACGGGGTGGAAATCAGCCTCGCCTATCTCAAGGCGTTTGAGGCCATTCGCTACAGCGTGCCGATGTGGTGGGCAGACTATGAGGGCATGTACTGGGCTGACGGCCGCACGCTGGAGGCAAAGGGCGGCGATTACGAGGCGATTGAGTATCTGCGGATCATGGATAAGGTTGCGCGCCGCACTCGCCTGTTAGCCATTCCAAAGGTGGCCAACCGCACGCTCAATACCACGCCGGTGAGCATTGAAACGCACAAAAACTATTTTGGCAGGACGCTGCGCGAGATGTCGCGCACGACCCAACTCGGCGGCGTGACGTTCCCGGGCGAAGTTGAGCCGCCTAAAGAGGGTGATGTGACAATCGCCTGGCTCACAAAAACGCATGTGGTGATTGGCATTATGGCGACGCCTTACGGCTGCCCTAAGCAAATCACCGTCAATATCGGCCTTGATCGTTCACTGGAGGAGTAACGAATGACTTATCGCGTAGGCGGGATGGATTTTGATGTGACGATCGGCACCGACATGATCCACGTTGAATCCGTGTCGCTGGATATCACAGATAACACGGCCGTGGCGCAGTCTCGCGGCATGCCGGATGGTTACGTCAAAGGGGATGTGTCTGCTGAGGGTGAAATTGAGCTTGATGAGAAAAATTTTGCCCTCCTCAACGAGCGGGCGCGCGCCGCAGGTGGCTGGCGCGACCTTGAAGCAATGGACATGCTTTTTTATGCCAGCACCGGCAAGTTCTCGACCAAGGTCGAGGCGTTCGGCTGCAAGCTGATTGTGACCTCGACGCTCAACTTTGATCCGAAAGGTGGGGAAAAGGCGACGAAAAAACTCAAGTACCTCGTGACCGCCCCGGAATTCGTGCGCATTGACGGCGTGCCAATCACGGGCGGAAGCGACCTGCGCGGCATTGTGGGGTGAACCGTGAGCAGCGCAACGTTGATCGCGCTGCTTGTCGCCATCGGCGTGGCCGGTGAGCTTTACCGGCTGCTCAACAGCGACGAAAAGCTCACCCCGCGCGTACTGGTCAGCCGGTGCCTGCTGGGTGCGCTCGCATCGCTGGCCGTACTGGCGGCAAGGGCGCATAAGCCTGATGTGGAAGATGTCACTCTTGTGGGGCTCGCCTCACTGGTCGCTGTGCTGGGTTACTCCTTTCTGGAGGAGCCCATTAAAGCCGGCGTAAGGGGATTGTTTAAACGACTTTTTGACGGGAGCAAACGCGATGACACTGAGTGAAAAACAGCAAAAATTCACCGTGATGATCGGCCAGTTGATTGGGTGGGCAGATAAGAACGGCTACGGCCTGACGCTTGGGGATGCCTACAGAACACCGACCCAGGCACAGCTTAATGCGCAGGCCGGTAAAGGCATCGTCAACAGCTTGCATATTTTGCGCCTGGCCATTGATTTCAATCTTTTTATTGATGGGAAATACCAGGAGTCAACCGGGGCTTACAGGCCGCTGGGTGAATACTGGGAGTCTTTGGGCGGCGTTTGGGGCGGGCGTTTCAGCAAGCCTGACGGCAACCACTTCAGCCTTGAGCATAACGGGGTGAAATGATGATTAAGGGCTGGCTTTCGAATCTTCTGCCCTCCCTGCTCATCGGCCTGATGGTCGGCGGGGCGGCAACGTGGCAGGTTGAGAGCGCACTTGAGCGCCGTCTTGATGGGGCAATCCTGAGCTCGGAGAGCGAGCGCCAGCGCCTTATCAATGACATTTCCGATGCCTCGGCCAACAAGCTGGAAAAGCGCCTGCAGCAGCTGCAGGAGAATGAGTTACGAGGTGAGCGTGTTTTCAGTTTCGAAATCAATAACCCGGTTTTCGCTAGCGAGTGCGCTACTGATGACTATATGCGGCTGTTCAATGAAACCAGTGAGGCTGCCGAGCGCGCCTTATCAGGCGAATCTGACGCAGGAATGCCCGGAGGCGCTGCCGAGATTAAGCGGTAAAACGGGCGCCGATTTTGATGATGTGGTGCGCCGGCTGCGCAGCATGTACACCGTATGCGCGGCGCGTCACAACCAGTTAGTACGTGAAATTAAACAAAGAGAGAGTATCCCATGACCGATAAGCAAATTATTACCCTGACCGTTGCCGGCAGCGAGCTGCATTTCGAGCCGAACCTGACCGCCTATAACCAGCTGATTAACTCGAGCGCGCGTGAAAAAAATGCGGTGGGCGTGGTCAATGAGTACCTCGTGAAGATTGTCACGCCAGACTCGCGTGAGGCGCTCAAAGAGCTGCTGAAACGCCCGGGCGTCGGGATGCAAATCTCGCAGGTCGTCAATGATGAATACGCGCCGGCGCTGGATATCGAAGTAAAGAAATAGAGCGAATAACCGCTCATATCAGAGAAAACAGCTACGAGCAGCGTGTCTGCCTGCGCCGGCATCTTTTACCGGTTCCGGCAGACCATGACGACGAGCCGCCCGACAGCGCGGTTAATCTCGGCCGGGCGGCCTGGCTTGCCGAGTGGCTGTATGAACAAAACGTTAACGCAACGGCCGAGGGCGTCGCGTTCGCTCTCACCGGGAAGCGCAGCTCATGAAAGAAATATCCTTTGCCCTGAACCTCAGAAACCACCTCTCTGCCCCGCTCGGGCAGGCGCAGCAGTCCGTTGATAAGTTTTCCAGAAGTACCTCTGCAGCACTAAAACGCGTCGCCGGCGGCGCGTTTGGTGTATGGGGAACGGCAAAGGCGCTCAATGGCTTGCTGCTGCCCGCCAATGAGGTGCAGTCAGCGCTCGATATGCTTGCCACGCGCAATGTGGGCGCGGATGCCCTGAAAGCTATCCGGCAGGAAGCGGCGCAGTTCAGCACTGAATTCGGCGTGTCGGCCGTCGGTTTTATCGACTCGGTGACAGAAATCCGCTCGGTACTCGGTGGCCTCAGCGATGCCGAGCTTCCGCGCGTCGCGCTTGCCACTAACACCCTTGCTGCAGCACTCAAGACCTCAGCGAATGACGCGGCTGGTTACATTGGCGCGCTGGCCGGTCAATTTACCTCAGATGTGGATCGCATGGGCAACGTGGCCTTTGCTGAGAATATCGCCTCAAAAACAGCCTGGCTTGTGCAGAACACCGGGCAGGATATGGCGCGCATTCAGGCGCTGCTGCAGGGCGCGAAAGGAACCGGCACGGGCTACGGCATCGGCATGGACGAGCAGTTTGCCGTGCTGGGCAATCTCGGCAACAGCCTCGGCAGCAATGCCGGCGGCGTGTATGACGCTTTCCTGAAAAACGCTAAAGCCGGTGCCAAAGCGCTGGGCGTGAGCTTCACCGATGCGCAGGGGCAGCTGCTCGCGTTCCCTGACATCCTCGACCGGCTGCAGGCCAAATATGGCGACACGGTAGCCGGCAACATTCCCCTGCAGGAAAAACTCAATAAGGCCTTTGGCAAGGGCTCTGCGGCGCTTATTCGCTCGTGGGGAACGGCTGACAAGCTGCGTAAACAGATTAAGGCGCTGGCCGGCACGCAGGGGCTGGGTGGCGCAAAAACGATGGCTGAGAAAGTGGCCGATACCTGGGACAAGTTAGATCAGAGTGGCAATCGTATTAAAAACGCGTTTGGTGGTGCGCTGCTGCCGGTGTTTGATCCGGTTATCAACAAAGTCACCCAGCTGGCCAGCGGTTTTGCCCGCTGGCTTGAGATGTTCCCGAATATCACCCGCTGGCTGGGTTATCTGGTAGTTGGCATCGCAGCGCTGACCGCAATCACTTCACTCTTCGCGCTGATGTCTGGCGTGAAAACCGTCGCCGCACTGCTCGGCATGGGGAAAGCCTTTTCGCTTCTCAATCTCAGCTTGCTGCCGACGCGGATCGGATTGCTGGCGCTCGGCGTGCAGGCCAAAGCCTTTATGCTCTGGTCGGGCGTCTGCAAGGTCGCCACGCTGGCATGGAGCGCGGCGCTCGGCGTGGGCGCCATCGCCATGAAGGTGTATGGCGCGGCAACGATGTTTGCCGGTGTGGCCATGCAGTTCTTAATGAGTCCGGTCACGCTGATTGTGCTGGCCATTGCGGCGCTGGCGGCGGGTATCTGGTACGCCGTGAGCCACTGGGATGAGCTCAAGGCCGCCATTATGGACAGTGCGCCCTTCCAGTTTATTTCTGACGTGCTTGACGCGTTCGGCACGATGGCCGGCACGGCCGTCGAAAAAGTGAAAGGCGTTTTTACCGGGCTCTGGGCATGGCTCAAAGGCACCACGATGAGCTCAATTAACTGGATGGTCGGGAAGCTTAACAAAATCCCCGGGGTGAATATCGATACAGTCGGCGGTGACGCAGAGATTGAGCCGCCAAAACTGCCGCCGGTCGCCGGCCTCACCGCGCCACAGCTCGACCAGGGCGGCGCGGGTAAGACAATGGGCGGCAGCACTGTGAAAACCGACAACAGCAAAACCATCGGGCAGGTCAACGTCTATCCGCAGAACCGCGAAACGTTCGACTCCCTGATTGAATCCCGGGAGCTATACGCAGGATGAGTAAAGAACTCTATTTCGACCTAAAAATTATCGACGGCAATTTTGTGCTCGACTCGGGCGATGAGCCAGTGCGCTGCAATAACCGGGAAAGTATTTCGCAGGACGTGGTGCATATGATTATTGAGTCTGAGCTGGCCAAACAGCTCGTCGGTGAGCGGAGCCCAACGCTGCGCTATGACATCGCGCAGCAGCTTGAGCTGCTTGTTGAGACAGATGATCGCCTTGTGCCAGGCACGGCGCAGCTGACTGAGCTGAAACTCGGGAAATATTTCATCACCGCCACGACGCGAGATTTTGGCAGCATTGAGAAGGAATTAACGCTATGAGCAACAGGCCATCCCCGGATTATGAAAGCATTCTGGCGCAGAACGGGATGCCCGTTACCGAGGCGCAGGCGCGCGATGAGTTTAATGAGATCGTTAAAGACGCCGGCCTGATTACGAACACCTCGCGCATGAGTCCGTTCTGGCGACTTATCACGGCCATTGTTACCGCGCCGGTGATGTGGCTCAAGGATGCGCTGGTCAATATCGTTATGGCCAACATGTTTCTGGCCACGGCGTCGGGCATGTTTCTGGACCTGTTCGCCTGGGCGGTGAATCTTTCTCGCAAGGATGCCACGGCAGCGGCCGGCGTAATTCGTTTCACTAAATCGGATCCCGACCGTGAAATCACGGTACCGGCGGGAACGGTCATTCAGACCGAGCGCATTAATGGCAGGGTTCACCAGCTCGAAACGTCGGAGGATTTCACCCTATCAGCTGGCGCGGCCAGCGCGCTTGTGCCGGTCACGGCAACGGATGAGGGCGCGGCGAGCAACCTTGCGCCGGGATATTTCCGCATTCTGCCGGTGGCCATCGACGGGATCGCAAGCGTGGTCAACGAAGAAAACTGGCTCATTACCCCGGGCGCGGATGAGGAGAGCGACGATGAGCTGCGCGACCGCACCAAAAACCAGTTTAACCTGGTGGGGCAGTATCATATTGATGCCGTTTACCGTGGGATGATTAGCGGCATTGCCGGCATCACTACTGACCGCATTTATTTTCAGCATGACGCCCCGCGCGGCCCTGGTACCGCGAACGTGTTTTTGCTGCTCGATGCCGGCGTGTCGAGCGAGCCCTTCATCGAAACGGTGAATGATTACGTGATGACGCAGGGCAATCATGGCCACGGTGATGACGTTCTCGCGCTGCAGCTGCCTGAAACCGTCCACGACCTGAGCGCCACAATCTACCTCTACAGCTCGTCACTGCTCAAAGAGGAGGAAATGGAGCGGCTGCGCCTCGATATTGCCGATCTCATTCGCTGCGCGTTCCGCGAAAATAATGATTACGACGTGCAGAAAACCTGGCCTTTTTCGCGCTTCTCGATGTCGCGCCTGGGCGAAGAAATCCACCAGACGTTTAAAGACGTTGAATCGGTTGTGTTTGACGCCGGCGACATTCTCAGTGATTTGAACGTGCCGCGCCTCGGCGCGCTTGAGGTGGGCTATGGAGAATAAATTTCCTGATATCAATCTGCCGGTCTGGATGAATAAAGGCGAGCCGCTGACGCTCGCCCACGCCTCAAAAACGTGGTGGGAGCGCGTGCGCGACTGGCTGATGTTCCCCCTGGCGCAGATTGATGTTGATACCTGCGACGAGCAGCTGCTCGCCCTGCTGGCTTACCAGCGCGATGTTGAGCGCTTCCCGGGCGAATCGCTGGGCCTTTTCCGTCTGCGCGTGAAATACGCCTTTGTGAATGCCCGGGACGCGGGCTGCATGGCGGGCTTTTCACGGATATTTGAGCGGCTTGAGATTGGCAAGATTGAGCAGCTCGAGCGCCAGCTGCAGGATGAATGGGATGTGATCCTGATCCGCATTAACGACGAGCAGCTGAGCCGCGATAACACGCTTATGATGCGCCTGGTTTGGCAGTATGGCCGCACCTGCAGGCGTTATTTTTTCGACGTCATGAATGAGAACACGGATTACATTCACCCCGGGCATTTTGACTGCGTGACCTGGTTTGATCATCACAAATTGATATCACGCCCCAGTGCTATTGTACCCGCGCTTGATGAGGTCTGGCTGCTGCCCGGGGAGGAGAAAACCATTGCTGTGCAGGTGTTGCCCGAGGGGGTGGACGACGCCACGTTTACCGCCGACGTTGATGAGTCGGGTTTCTGTTCTGCCGAGGCGGGCGACGGGTTTGTGACACTCAGGGGGCTGGATTTCGGCACGGCTGCGGTCACACTCAGGACCACTGAGGGCGGCAGAACGGCGACCATTACGGCCAGAGTGGTGGCCGGGGCAAAAGTTGATTTCATGTTCAGTTCTGCCACCTCGCCGGTGTTTTTCCTCGGCAACACGTCTGATGTGCTGGTCGACTGGGGGGATGGTGATATTGGTGAGCATTATGTCGCGACGTCAATCATTACAGGTTACGCGCCTGATGCGGATCGCTTAACGGTCGGCGAGAGATACACGCTCACGGTATATAACAGCGAATCGGTGGCGTTCGGTAAAAGCGGTCTGAGCAGCTTGACCAATGCCGTGACCAAAATTCATAAATTCGCCGGCACCCGCACGTCCGCAACCTACGCATTTTATCGCCAGAAGTCGCTTGCCGATATTGCTGAGGGCGGCTTACTTCTGCCGAACGCCAAAAATTTGAGTTACATCTTTTCCGAGTGCTCAGGGCTCGGCAAGCTGCCGGTTGATTTCCTGACGGGCGAGACGCCGGTCACTAACATGGAGGGGGCATTCCGACTTGCCGGCCTCAGCCAGCTGCCGCCTGGATTCCTGAGCGGGGCGAAAAACCTGACAAACGCCTATCGCCTGTTTGGGTATTGCCCGATTAAAACGATTGATAAAGGGCTGCTGGGGGCTTGTGTGAACCTTACCAGCGTTGCGAATGCCTTTATGAATTGCACCTCGCTTACCTCGGATATTAACGACATTTTCAGCGCAGACAGTTACCCAAAAATCACTGATGCCAGTCAGCTTTTCTACAAGGCGAGTGAAGTGACGGGGGCCGGGTTGAAACTCATAGAGAAAATGCCGGCACTAATCAACCACACACAGATGTTTGACGGCTGTAAGCAGCTGAGCGATTACAGCCAGATTCCGGGCGGATACAGCCTGCCGGTGGCTGGCGATGAGATTACAGGAGAATAACCGATGCCCAGCATCATCACTGATGCATTCCAGGAATGGAACGTAAACAAGATTCTGGCCAGTGAGCCAGCCGTGCCCGATCAGATGATTTTTGCCCTCATCCCCGGGCAGGACACGAGCGAAGAGATTGATCCGGGCGAAGGGATGCCTGCAGATGCGCACATAACCCACGCGCACACTATCACCCGAATGGGAAAGGTGAGTGAAAATGCCGTGGTGTACTCCGTTGTGCTCGATAGCTCAATTGGCAACTGGTCATATAACTGGGTGGGGCTGGCTGACAGCGCCACCGGCACGGTGTTGATGATTGTGCACTGCGAGGAGCAGCAGAAAATCAAAACCAGCGGTGGCCAGCAGGGTAACAGCCTCATCCGTAACATGGTGATGGAGTTTGCCGGCGCGGCAGAGGCCACACAAATCAGCGTTACACCGGAGACCTGGCAGATTGACTACAGTGAGCGTCACGCAGGCTCTGATGAGCGCGTGCGCGCAGAAAATATCGATGTTTACGGCGTGGCTGCGTTTGACGGTGACGGCTTTCTTGTGACAGCTGCAGACGGGAAATTTAACGTCGCGCCGGGGCTGGGCTACGTTCACGGCCTGCGGTGCCATGCCGCTGCAGTCACCTCACCGGGGCCGCTGGCAAACTCGACTAAAGTCTGGGTTGATGCTACCTGGCAGGGAACGCCGACCGGGGCCTGGTCCGTTACGTATTCGCTGCGCGTCGCGCCTGAGCTTGAAAATTACGAAGAAGACGGCTTTCAGCATTACGTGTTTGCGATTGCTCAGACCGATGCAGCCGGCAACATTACCGACCTGCGCCCGCCGTTTCCCCTGCAGGCGCTTGAGCAGGTCGTTGATGAGCTCGACGTCTACAGCAAGGTCGAATCGGATAAGCGTTATCTGCACCGGGCGAATAACCTCTCGGATATTGATGACAAGCAGAAAGCGCGGGAAAACCTCGGTATTTATTCAGCCGAGGAAGTTGATAAACGATGCCCGCATCGCGTGGGTGATGTATTCCTCACCAGCTCGGCTGTAAACCCTGCCGAGAGCTGGCCTGGCACCCAATGGTCAGATATGAGCGGCAGCTACAATGCCCGGACTATCATGATTGGCGCAGAGCCCCTGCAGACTGGCGGCAGCGATAACGTCACGTTGTCCGTTGACAATATCCCTTCACACGGTCACGGCCTCACTGGCTTAAAAACCAAAAAAAGCGGTGGGCATAAGCACGTGTACGATAAATATCAAAAGGGGGGTACACAGGACTCCTCCAAGATGTCTATTGACAACACGCGCCACGGTATTGAGCAGGCTGATACTCAGGAAGCTGGCGAGCATGACCATGAGCTTGAGGGGGACATCGGCAAAACTGGCGGTGATAAGCCATTTTCCGTGGTGAGCAGCTTCGTCACGCTACGTGGCTGGCTGAGAACGGCTTAAGGGCGGCGTATGTGGCAATCAAAAAAACTAACCGTGACCGGCGACGCCGGGGCAATTATCTGCAGCGTGCTGGCCATAAGCCCGTGGACGCCAGGCGCGGGAAAACAGGAAAGCTCAGGCGTGTACCTGAGCCCGGAAAACGCCATCGAATGGGCGGCCAAAAAGCTGGCCGGTGCGCCATCCAGTCTGGACGTGACCGCAATGTTATTCAGTGCGCCAACGCTGCCGGCGTTTGTTGATGTGCTGGCCACTGCTGCAGCAATTTTCCCCGTTACCCAGCTCACGCAGGTCTGGCGGCGCGCCGGTTCGGCCTTAAACCTTCTCGAAACAAGGATGCAGATCCCCGCAATGGCGGGTGGCCTGCCGGCAGCTGCAGCGCTATCGGTGCCAACATTGCGCCAGGCCGGCGCAGCTCAGGCGCTCATTTCTGCTGCCGGCGGCTCACTCCCGGGCATCGGTGAGGCGCTTGCAGCCTTTAAAACGCAGCGCGCGAATCTTCTGGCCGACGCGCAACAGCAGCTGCAGCAACTTTCTGGCCAGAGTCTGGCCGTGCGCGCGGTTTCAACCGTGCGTAATACGGCCGGCGCCATACGTGAAATGCGTGATGATATTCCCGCACCAGACCATGTGTTTACATTGTGCCTGGTGTTTGCGGGTGATGATTTATCGACGCTGCGGGGGATGCTGAAAGATGAGTGACCGGATTGATTTTGCCCTCAGCGGCCAGGCCATTCGCATGAAAAATCTTGAGGTGTCCGTGTCTATGCGCATTCAGGACAAAGACCAGTCCGGGCAGGCATCGAGCACGGCCAGCGCGCAACAGGGGATTAAGGCCAAAGAGCTGAAGGTGACAGGCCTGATCCCTTACGACGATGAGGCGCAGCTCACTCTGCTGTATGCGCTGGCAGAGGCACAGGACAGCGCCGGCAATAACGCGCGTTATCGCGTCAACCATGACACGGCCAGAAAGATAAAATTTCGTGAGGCCACTTTCACCGGTGATGTATCGGCATCAAAGGCATCCGACCTGCTCGCCTGGCAGGTGTCATTCAGCCTGCGCGAATATTTCAGCGTGGCAGAGAAAAAAGCCGAAATGCGCGCCGGCAGTAACGGCTCAAAGGTGCAGACGACACAGGGAACAACGGCCGCGACTGATACACCGGAGGAGCTCAGCTGGTTTGAGAAGGTGCTCAAAAAGGTCGATACGGCCATCGGTTCTTATGACGGGGGTGAGGAATGAAAACGACTGCAGCGCTAAAGATTGGCGCTGATTTGGTGCATGTTTCTGACTATCACCTGCTGCTTGAACTCGGTGCGTGCGGCCGGGGATATCTCACGGCTGAGCTCGATGCAGACTGTACCGGTTCGCTGGTGCGCTTTGATCTGGGCGTGGGTGAGAATGTTTATCGCTGGTTTACCGGATACGTGGAGCGCTGCGGTGATGCCGAGCGCGGTTTTAAACGCCTGTTTGTGCGCGAGCTGGCTGGCTCGCTAAACAAAGTCTGGCCGGTGTCGCTGCAGCACCCGACGCTGCGGGAAGTCTGCGCGGCTCTCTCAGCGCTCACAGACCTGCAGTTTTCGGTACCGGCTGCGGAGTATGCTGATACCCAAATCCCCCACTTCAAAAGTGTAGGCAAAGGGTTTGCGCTACTCGACAGCCTCGGCGGGGCATTCTCGATCCCGGATTACTGCTGGCAGCAGCTGCCTGACGGCGTGATTTACGTCGGGAGTTACAACGATTCACGTTTTGCCCGGGCAGACGTTGAGATCCCGACGGACTTTATCAAAACGGGCAGCGCCGGCAACGGCGTGAAGCTGGCCATCATTCCCGCAATTCGTCCGGGCGTAGTGGTGAACGGGCAACGCATCACCCAGGTGGAGATTGAGAACGGCGACATGCAGCTGCGCTGGACGCCAAAAAACAGCGCCGGCCAGCCTGCATGGGAATCGCCAGAAAAGCGGCAGATTGATAAAGCTTATCCCGAGCTTTCTGCCGGTCTGCATTTGCCACGGCGCGCGCGCGTAACCGGTTCGCCTGATGCGGCGGCGCTGGGTGACGTTCACGATCCCTTCCGGCCGCGCTATGCCGCCAATCTGCAGCTGCTTGACGCTGACGGCAATGATGCCGATATGCCTGAACTCATTGCCGTGCCGCTGCCGGTACCGTTCGCCGGCAACGAGGGCGGCCTGTTTCAGTTCCCTGCAGAGGGTGCCATCGTTGAGGTGGGATTTTCTGACGGTCGGCCAGATAAGCCGATGATTCGGCAGACGCTGCAGGATGGCCAGACGCTGCCAGCAATACAACCCGGCGAGCAGCTGCAGCAGCAGCGCGCCGGCGTGAGCCAGAGAATCACCCGCGAAGGGAGCTGGCAACGTGAGACAGACCAGGCGATTGAGGAGAGCAGCGCCAGCAGAGTGGTGGTGAGCGACAGCGAAAGCCGGCAGACCACCACGCGCACCACAACCGTGAAAGGCAACGATTCGCTCACCGTTCTGGGCTCGGTCACGCTAATGGCCGGTGCCGTTCTGCAGCTCTCGGATGGTGATTACTGTATCGGCGCTCAAAACAAATTCGCGCTACAGGCGAAGCAGCTGCAGCAGGATATCGAAAGCTATGCTGCCCTGACGGTCGGGGGAGCGCTGACAGAGAAAATTACCGGCATTCGAAAAAGCGTGGCGGCCGCTCAGGTTATCAATGGCCAGACGGTCAATATAGGCGACGGGGAGATCAATATCCTCGACTGCCTCACCGATACGCTCGACGTGCTGCAGGAGCTGGCTGAGCTCACCGCGCAGCACGCGCACAGCAATACGGGCACGCCGACCAACTCAGGCGCGATAAGCGCCAACGCCCAGCGACCCGGGCAGCTCTCAGCGAAATATAAAAAGCTCATCGCCTGA